GCCGCCGGTGATGGCGATATCGCCCATCCGGATCAGCTCATGATCGTCCGGCGCGATGACGCGGATCTCCCGCGCCACGTCGGACCCGGCCTGCCGCGCCATCCAGTGGCGCGACACGCCGATGGTAAGATCGCCGTACCAGCTCTCGTAGATGAGATCGAGGTCATCATGATCCGGCCGCCCGACGCCTCCGGTGTCCGGCTCGGCGTAGATGCGGACGATCCCGGTGTCAAGTATCATCGCTGCCTCCCGCGGCCTGCGCCGCAAGCCAGCGCTCACGGCGCTTGAGCCGCAGCCAGTCGGGCATCCCGCCCGGCTTGTCGCGGCTCTGGTACTCCCACACGACGATGTCGGACAGATACATTTTATCCTCGACCGTGTCGCCGAGCGGTATGCCTATCCGCTCCTGCTCGGCGGCGGCGGCCATGATCCGCTGCATCAGATACTCGTCCGGTGACGTGTCGGAATCCAGGCGGTTGAGCCGCTGCTTGCAGATCCTCAGCACGTCGCTGACGGCATCATATATCCCGCTCACGGCTCAATCCCTCCCGTCTGTCAGTTGCTCGCCGGAGTCGGCCATGTGGTGGTCGAGGCCGGATTGCTGGTAGTCAGAGACCAGGCGACGAAGCCTTCGCCGGCCTTCGGCTTGCCGTCGTGGCGGGAGACGCCGGCGTAGACAGTCTGATCCTCGATGAATTTGACCTGATCGGAGACGCGGATCTCGACGGACGCGCGGTCGACGTGGAGATACTGATCGCCGTAGCCGCCGATGATGGTGTCGTCCGGGATGATCGAGCTGTCGAGCTCGACGATATCGCCGCCGATCACCGGCAGGGTCGAGGTGACGCCGGAGACGATGGCCGCGCCGGAGTTAAATTCCATGGCCGCGATCTTGAGCTTGAGCGCGGTCGCCTCGCTCATGGCCCAGAACTTGCGTCCGGTGCCGGAATAGGTATGCTTCGCCTTGCCGAGAAATGTAGCCAGAGCCTTAAACAGCTCGAGACCGGTCAGAGACGCGGACGAAGCGTGTCCGATATTGGTGGTGTGGATGTCGGTGAACTCCGGAGCGGTGGCGTCCCACCATGCCGGGGCGGCTCCGCCGGTGCCGGCGGTGGCGGCGAGACGTGTCATGATGCCGACCGGCATGTTGACGCCGGTACCGTAAAGGATCGCGCGGTCAATGGCGCGGGCCTGTCCTGCGGCGATGCGGCTGATTATGCCGTTGACCAGATTGACGTCATTGTCCTGAATGAGCGGATTTGGGACGGCGAGATAGTTGGAGACCTTGCCGCCGAGTACGGTCATGCGGTAGAGGTTGAGATCTACCGGCTTGAGATCGCCGAAGGTCTCGGTCCAGATGGCCTCCGGCGTGCCGGCCATAATGACGGCGCGTCCGGCGCCTCTAACGGTCTGGCTGTCGACGTAGGGGATCAGTTTAGACTGCTCGGCGACCTCGTCGGCGATGATGTCGAGCATCACGTCCGGGATGGCCAGAGCGGGGCTGCCGACGGCGCGGTTGGCGCGGACGGCGGCGGCGAAGTCCTTGACCTCGCTGCGGGTGCAGATCTCCGCGATGCGCTCGCGGCGGGTCATGTGTTCAGTGTTCACGGTGTTTCTCTCCTCCTCCGTGGCGTGGTTGTTTTCGGCCGCTCTCCCTGCGGCTGCAGCGGCCTCGGCCGCTCTCTGGTTGATGCCGTCAAGCTCGGTCCTGGCGGCGGTAAGGTCTCTCTCGATCTCGGCGGCGCGGGTATCTATGTCGGTCTGCGCGGCGTCGATCTCGCCGTGCTCGCGCTCGATCTCGGCGGCCTCGGCGTCGAAGGCGTCGCGCTCCTCCTGCGGCGTCTCGGCTGTTATCTCGGCGAAGGCACGCTCGGCCTCGCTCTCCCGGGTTTCGAGCGCCGCTATGCGCTCGGTCAGCGCCGCGCGCTCCTGCTCGATCCCGGTCTGTCTGCCCTCAAGCTCGGCGATTTTCCGCGCGAGCATAAGCGCTCTCAGTGCCATGTTTTGATCCTCTCCTCTGTGTCGTGTTTCCAGTGCTCATATTTTCGGCGTTTGAGATCGGCAGCATCCTCGCTCCGCATCTGCCTCTCTCCGGCCGATATGCTGGTATCGGAATACGCCGGAAATGTGCAGGGCGAGACCTCGTAAAGCTCGACCTCCTCGAGCACCCAGTGCCAGCGCTTGTCCGGGTCGATGGTATAGCTCTCCTTGATGATGTCAAACCCGAAGCTGCACCCGGAGACGTCGCCGCGCCTGACGCGCTCATATAGGTTGACGGCATCGCTGTCAGCCTCGTTTATCTCGATCTCGCCCCACAGGCCGCGCTCGTCGACCCTGAGCGACAGCGTGCCGTTGACGGTGCGCCCGATCACGAGCGTGGTGTTGTGATTGATGAGCGCCCGGACGTCGCCGCCGACCGTGTTGTCAAACGCGTGCCGGCCGATGGTCTCGTAATCGCCCCACGGCAGCTCATAGGTGCCGTCGAAGACGGCGAAATACCCGGATATCCTTTTCTTGCCGTCGTCCTCCCGCGTCTCCACGCGGGTCTGGAATGTCCTTGTCTGCATTTTATGTCTCACCCCCTCCCGTCAGCTTCGACTGGTCGCCCAGTCGGTTAGCCGGGATATAATTCTCAAGCGCGAGCAGCTCGGTCATGTCCTCGTCGGGCGGCAGGCCGACCCAGTCGCGCCACTCGTTGCGGCGCATCGCCATGCGGTCGACCATTTCCGACCCGGCCGTGATCAGCTCTGACAGCTGATAGTTGTACAGCGACCGCGGATTAAATTTAAAATAATAATCCTCGCTGTACAGCAGTTTCCGCGTCAGCGCCTGCTCGATGTACTGCGCCACGCCAAGCAGGCGGGACGCGATGAAATTATTATAAGCGTCCCGGCTGAAATCCCCGACGCCGACCATGAACGCCGGCACGCCGAACATCGCGGCGACCGTCCGCCGGTCGAGCTCGACGTTGTCCCGGATCGCGAGATCGGTCATCGTCATGGGTTTGACCTGCACGACGTCGAACGCCTCAGCCGGGATATACCACGGCCGGCCGTCCTGACGCGCCGCCTCGAAGCGCTCCGACAGTCGGTCCTGACCTTTAGGATCGGCGTATTCGTCCGTCAGGCCATCGACTTTGACGATGATCGACGGGCTCGGCGCCTCCATGAGCGAGCCCTTGACCGCCGACGCCCGGGCGAGGCACTGCACCGCGTCGCGCAGATACAGCCTCATGCCGGTCCCGCGCCACGGCCGGGCCGGATCGGGATTGATCGCTATGTGTATCAGCTCCGCCGGGTCGTGCGGCTCGCCGCCGATATTGATGACATATCCGCCGGTCTCCGGACGGTCGGTGATGCTCACCGCCGACGGCGGCACCGGGTACAGCCCGGCGAGATATTCGCCGTCGTAGACCGGGATCAGGACGGCGTTCCCGTCGCCCTCGAGCATCAATGTATGCACGATCCAGTATATCAGCTGCTTGCGCTGCATATGCGGATGCGGCTCGATGTCGACGCGTCGGGACAGCTCATTAATGACGCGGATGTCGCCGCCGTCGGTGTGCCGCATGAGGTGGACCGTCATGTCCGAGATCATGTCGGCGTAGGCGTGCGCACACATCCGGATCTCCGGACAGCGGTCGAGCGGCGTGTAGCCGCGCCCGAGCTTTCTCAGCCACTCCGACACGGTCGTGATCCCGGCGTCGCCCTGTATCAGCATTGATCGTTTCGCCGCGGGAGCGTCCCTCGCCCCCGGAGCGCGTTTGCGTTTCGTTTTGCTCATGTATCTCCTCTGCCGATGCTGTGTACTATGTGCCGCTCGGCGTCGCTCAGCAGCCATCTCGTCGCCGCTGCCTTCTCCGCCGCTGCCTTCTCCGCCGCTGCCTTCTCCGCCGCTGCCTTCTCCGCCGCTGCCTTCTCCGCCGCTGCCTTCTCCGCCGCTGCCTTCTCCGACAGCAGCAGCCCGCCGCCGAAGATACTGTCGCCGGTCACCGCCTGGCTGTCAAGTCGGCGGATAAATACGGCGCTGTCTCTTTCGATCTCATACGTCTCGCCGTGAGCCGACAGATAGTTAAGCATCGCAGCAGTCACCACCTCATCGGGATAGATGTATTTCGGATGCTGCTTTTTGGTCTGAGCATTATGAGCCTCGATGGCATGGTGTATCATCCGGCGGAGCTCCGGAGCCGATCGCGCGATAATCCCGGGCTCCATACTGGTTATAAATGACGTGTTGACCTTCGCGCCGTTGGCATACACAACTTCCGCCCCGGCGGCTATCAGCGTCCCGTTGTTACGAATTGTGCCGAGCGTCGAAAGCGCCGGGCAGAACAAGAAGAAATCCACATGCCTGTCTGTGTACCAGTCAACGATCTGCTTAAGGATCGAATAGGGTGGATTATCCACGACGACGCACCCGTTTGGGTACTCATCCCGGGTATAATCGCCTCCCGGCCAGAACGGCCGGACAAACCGCTCGCGGGATATGCCGTATCTGCCGGTTACATAATCGGCGATAACGTCGTATATATAATCCGGAGTATAGCAGTCATCCGTGGTCTTTTTCGGTTTGAACTTATCGACAAACGCCTGATATGATTCGTCGACATCGCCGAGCGTGATCTGTTCTGTCATGATTATGTATTCTAACTTGCCGGTAACTTGCGGGTAACTTGCAGGCAAGTTTCCGCGTCTCACTCATCTCCGCCGTCCTGCTGCCGCCCGTATAAAAACGTATTCGCGTCGCCGGAGCGGCCCAGCCGCTCGAGCATACGCACGCAGGCGAATACCGAAGCGTCAAAAACGTCGATCCTCATTTCCGGATTGACCTTTTCATATTGGATCATGTCGTCGGTCTTCTCGATGGCCCTGACGTTCTGTACGCAGTACTCATACGGATCGGCGTGGAGATAATACAGTTTCCCGGTTTTCGCCTTGTTTTCGATGTGCCGGAATCCCTGCGACTTCTTAACGTACAGCTGCGGCTGGTCGACGATTTTAAATCCGGCCTTTTTCATTCCGATATAGTACTCGGCGCAGAATTTACGGTCATGACCGATCTGATCGATCTTAAATCCCAGCTCCCGCATTTTGACAAACCAGTTGACGACCTCGGCGTGATTTACGACCGCGTCGTTCGACAGATCGAGCCAGCCGTCGTCGCGCCACCCGAAAAGGGGGATGTTGTCCTCATCGGCTTTAGCCGCCGCCTGAGTGACTGGGAACCAGCAGTGCGGGATGACGATATCGACGTCATCATATGAGCCATACAGACAGGCCGCCGTCAGGTCGTACATGCGGGACAGGTCGGCGCCTCCGTACCATTTTACCGGCAGCCGCGCGAGCTGGTCGAGTGTCCAGTCGTAGTGACCGTCCGAGGCTTTAAACTCGTTGATGTCAAAATATGCTTTAGTGCTCGATGTGTAGACGTTGAGGCTTTTGGCCAAAAAGTCCTTGCGCTGCTGCGGATCGTTCTGAGCTTCGAGCGCTTGCGCCATAATTTCGGCCGGACGGATCGTCACGCCGTATGACGGGTTGGCGATCTCATGCTGACGCGCCGAGGTGTAATCGACCTCGCCCCGCTCCCCCTCCTCGGCCTTGGCAATGAAAATGAACAGCTGATCCTTGTAACTGTCATCGGCGTCCGAAGCGAGATATCTCTGACACACCTGCAGACGGCGGTAGCAGAACGACGACATGTTGTCGCCCGCCGTCGTGATGCCGACGCAGAGCTTATTAGTGTAGGCCTTCATCGCCTCGCGGATGATGTTGTACTGTTTGGCCGATTTCAGCGCGTGCAGCTCGTCGATGATGGCCAGGTTGCAGTTGAGAGAATCCTGTTTGTCCGGATTCGCGGCCAGGGCTTCTATCCGCACCGAGCCGCCCCTGACGTTGGCGTGCGAGATGGAGTGAAAGTTGTTGTTGTCCAGGATTCGCCATCCCGCCGACTGCGCCTCGGATTTTGATGCATAGAGGTGATGCGTCAGGTTGTCCGAGATGTCGTTAAAGCTCTCCATAGCCTGCCGCAGCGCCGCCGCCGCGATGTAGATCACGGCTCCGGATTTCGCCGTCAGCAGAGCCAACGCCCAGGACAGCGCCGCGATAAACATGGTTTTGCCATTTTTTCTCGGGACGTAGATAAACGCCTCGTGATACCGCCGCTCGATGGATCCGGGCCGGTAGAAGATCAGCAGATTGTAGATTATAAAAATCTGCCACGGCTGCAGAAGCAGCGGCTTTCCGCGAAGCGGCCGCCCTTCCAGATCCTCGCCCTGACGGTGGACAAATGTAGTCTGGATCCGGTCGACGACATAATCGGCCTCGTCGTATCGGATGTCCCAGCGCCCGGACGCGACGTCGTCCAGATATCGCTGACACGCCTGACGTGTTTCGATGCAGGCGGCTTTCCGGCCGTCCACGATTGACTGCGCATACTCGTCAACGACGCCGAGCCATTTCCCGCTATCAGATCCTCCCCTGACCTCCTGCCCCGTTTCGCGCTTTGCTACTTTTCCAGGCAGGCCGTCGCGGCGATCCGCGCGGACCGATGTGCTCACTCGTCAACGCCGTCCATCCATGACTCGTCCGGCTTTTTCTCGTCGGCAAACGCCGCCGGGTTGAGTTTCATCAGCCCGACCGGATTGAGCCCCAGCGCGATCTCCTGCGCGGCCATCTCTTTACGGAGATTTTCTATCGAGGTGAGGAGCGGATTTTTTTTAGGCCCGGAAGGCGATTCGGCGATGCAGGGAAAATCGGCGTCGGTATAACGCCTGTAAAGCACGGCATACTCTTTCCGCATCTCGACATACCGCGCTATTGCGCCGTCAAACTCCGGCTTATATACGCCGAGCGCGGTCATCGCCTTTTTTACTCCGGCGATTGTCGCCCGTTTCGCCACTCCGCCTCACCTCCTCCGCGGCTATGTTTTTATCGTGCGCGAAATCGGAGGGGGAAATGCC